GGTCATTCTTTAGTTTTTGAAAAATATCATTTGTCGTTGATTGGTCAAAACATAGGTTACTAAACCAAATAAATGTCCTAAAATTTTTGTATTTTTCTAAATTCATTTCTAAAACATTTTGGTTTACCAATTCTACTTTAGAACTGAATTCAGTTTGAAGTTTATTTTTTAACACAACTGCGTGGTCGTGGCGCTCAGTTGTCAATTCAACTCCCAAAACATGTTCAATGTTAGGTTGTGCTGCCATATACATGCACAATTTTCCTCGCCCTGACCCAACATCAATAAAACAATTTATATTTAAATACTTTTTCACATAATTATACAATTCTTCCATCCCGTTGTATTCCATCTCGCCGTAAGTTACCTGATGATTTTCGTATTTTTTTGCATGTTTCAGGTCATCGTGTTCACAATGTGGATACAATTTTTTTAGACGAGAAATAAACTTTTTCCTTGTAGTGGCAAGTTTCCTTTTATTTCGTGTTTTCATATTTTTAATTAATTTTTTATTTATGCATTTATTTCGCAATTAATAACTATTGTATACATCTTTTAATTGATTGCGAGTATGATTGTGAAAAGTTGATTTTTTATCTTTTGTATAAAGAGGGGGATTATTTAAAAACGAATAACTGACAACTTGCGTTGAGTTCATAGTTGGATGCTTATATAAAACACTAGTGCTGCTGGGTACATAAACATTCTTACTTGAGCGATTTAACTGGAATATCTGATTTTTTAATTCAGATTCAACATCAATTGCATTTACGTAACCATGCCACGGAGATTTAGTGCCTGGATTGAAAACTTGTGTAGTATTGAAAATTTCATAATCTTTTAATTTGGTATTTGTTATCACTTTGTAATCAACAATAGAATGATATTTTGTAGATTTTGGATAAAACGATAAAAGAGGCGGCAATTCTTGTGACGGTATGTTCCGTTCACTTATTCTTGTATTTATTAATTGCTCTCTGTAAATAGTTGGAATGTGGTCGTTATACATATGACTTAATTATAGAAAATAAAACATAAAAACAATTCTATATAATTATAAAAATGTGCGGAATTTTTGCTATATTAAATAACTTGTCTATTGATAAAGGATACATAGAGAATCAGTTTAATAAAGGAAAAAATAGGGGGCCAGATGATTCGTGGCTTATGGACCTCTTTGTCATAAATTGTATGCTCGGGTTTCACCGTCTTGCTATAAATGGTCTTAATCCGCAATCAAACCAGCCTTTTTATATTCATAATATTTTTTTAGTATGCAATGGAGAGATTTACAATTACAAGGAATTATACAGGCTCATGGGCGAAAATATGGACGCGGATTACAAGGATTTGGATACAGAATGTATCCGGACAACAGACTCTGACTGTGAAATTATAATTCATTTATATTTAAAATATGGAATAGACCAGACCATTAAAATGTTGGACGGAGAATTCTCTTTTATATTGATAGATACGAGACTTGATACAAAAAAAATGTTTGTTGGTAGAGACCCATATGGAGTCCGCCCGTTATATATATTAGAAAAACAATATAAAACCGCTACTCGCGACATTATCGCATTTGCATCGGAAGTAAAGCAGATTATTGAATTTCAAGATGAGGGTTATTGTATTTCTCATTTTCAGCCAGGGACGATTTCTTGTTACGAAGTAACGACTATAGATTATGTTTCATCTGAAATTTGGACTTTAAAATATCAAACAAAATATCATCAAAATCTTTTTTCATACTCTTCGTTATATGCCAGAAAAGTTAATTATGAATTTATATTCAAAAATATCCATAATCATTTACTGGCTGCTGTTGCCAAAAGATGCTGTTGTACCGAGAGACCAATAGCGTGTTTATTATCCGGTGGATTGGACAGCAGTTTAGTGACTGCTTTAGTAAAAAAATTGGAAAAAAACGTAGATACATATAGCATTGGTTTTGAAAATTCGGAAGATTTGGTATATGCAAAAAAAGTATCAGAATATGTAGGCACAAATCATCATGAAATAATAATGACAAAGGAAGAGTATTTAAATGCAATCCCTTTGGTGATTCAAATGATTGAAAGTTATGACACGACAACAGTTCGCGCGAGTGTGGGTAATTATTTGGTGGCAAAATATATTTCACAGACGAGCGAAGCAAAAGTTATATTAAATGGAGATGGGTCAGATGAATTATGTGGAGGATATCTTTATATGCGCAACTGCCCTGACCCGATTGAATTTGACAAAGAAACGCGAAGATTGTTAAGAAATATTCACTATTTTGACGTATTGCGGTCAGATAAATGCATTTCTTCTAATGGGTTGGAAGCCAGAACTCCCTTTTTGGATTTAGCATTTGTTCAATATTATCTCTCTATTGACCCTTCTGTTCGTTTTCAAAAAGAACAAATGGAAAAATATATATTACGAAAGGCATTTAGTGGGTATAATTATTTGCCTGAGGAAATTTTATGGAGAAAAAAAGAAGCATTTAGCGATGGAATAACAACTGAATCTATACCTAAAATAATTAACGACTATCTATTAGAGAATTTCAATCACTTACATAATGATTCGCAAACATTAGAAGAGGCATATTATAAGTATATTTTTGAACAACATTACCCAAATACGAATATTATTCCTTATTACTGGAAGCCTAAATATATAAACATAGATGGTCATATAGACCCGAGTGCTAGACTATTATTTAACACGTAAAAACATGAAACAAATTATGTTTTATTATTATATGGAAAAGATTGAAGTATTAAAATTAGAAGCAGAACCGAGGGAACAACACGAACACGTGGAAATTCAAGAAGATAGACAAGTGAATGATATTACTTTGCGATTTATGACAAACCGTTTATTGTTTGAAACTGTCTGTGAGAAACCAGATAATAAAGAAATGCGTTTTTACAGAAATCGGCTGTTTCAATTGTGCAAAATTCTTTTACTAAATGAAACAGAACAAAAAAAGTATTTTGAAATAAATCCTAATTTTGATATTTCTAAAATTAACGAAGATGTATTTTTTTCCTTTGATAATTTTATAAAAAATGCTATTCAAAATTTTAAAGTGATTGACACAAATGATTTATTACATGAAGATATTTTTATTGAAGAAAAAACATATTCTTCTTCTAATTATGTAGAATATCCTATTAACCAAAAACAAAATACATTGGATTCGTTTGTTGTTAAAGAAAAGACGGAAACAATTATTCTTCCTGTTCAAAAAAAGATTGATTTAACAAATCCTATTTTTAGGAAGAAAGGATTAAGAAAAAGTGGGATTTAACCACTGGACTGCATAATTTTAATTTTTTGTTGAAACCCTAACATCACGTAAAAGAAAAAACCGTAAAAACCGTAAAAATCGTTCAAAAAAGGTTGGAAAGAAATATTCACTTAGAACGCGAAGACGTTATCATTGAAGCTAATGTCTCCTTTGTTTTCTAGTTTTTTACCTTTTTTGCCTGAAGCAACGTTAAATAATAAAACGGCGTCTTATTATCTCCTCGTTGAATACTTTGATTTGTTATTTTATAAACTTTAATAATATTCAAACCTCTAATATTCAAATAAATATTATAAACAATAAAAACAATTCCAAATATCTTTACATCATTCCATTTTATTTTTGTTTTTCGTAACAAATAAATAGGAATTACCTTTATTAGAATAATCATTAACAAAAACCGCAATATATCTTTATTCAAAGTAAAGAGAACAAAAATATTTTCAACCAAAGCAATCCATAGTCCAAATAATGGGTTTGCAATTGGAAAAAAAAGATATAATAGAAACCATGCAAAAATCCAATAAGAAAATAAAAGGTCGGGGGTTATGAACATATAATTAAAAAACAAAATACCATTTTTTTATTGTGAATAAATAATTTACAATAAACAACATGAAACAAATAAAAGAAGCCGTGTACATTTTGAAAAATAGTAGTATAATGGAACCAAATGTTCCCAAATACATTATATTTCTTTTGATGTAAATTTCTAAATAGACGCCATACATTCCCATGTTTCCTTCGGCCTCATATTTTAGCAAATAATGTTCAACAACAAACGGTATTAAATAGTCCATTTGAATGTATACATAAATGATATCTAAATCATTATTTTTTTAAATAAAAAAGTATTTGTACAATGTATGCCTACTCGTAAACGAGCCATGTGTAGTCCCATTGGCCATTCGCGTAAAAAAAAACATACTTGTTATAACGATGAATCATTAATGAAAATAAGGACATTTTGGAATCATTCTTACCCAAATAAAAAAATACGCGCAACAAATGCAAAAGACATTTGGAAACAATTGCATAAAAATATGAATAATGTATGCAGCAAAGAAAATTGTTGGTTAGAGCAACCTTTTATGCGCGGAAAGATAGATGAAGAGATGAAAGACTCTTTTGCTCCAAAACACCCAGATTCGTGGCATAAAAATCCCAACGAATGGTTATCTAGTGTGGATATCACTGCCGTTTTAAAACAATATGAAAAACATTACAAATGTTTTAAATTCCTGGGTCCTTTTCCAATTGATTTTGATGATAAAAAGGGGAGTTCGTGTGTAGAAGATGAAATGTGCAAGTTCAAATTACAGGATTATATCAATCAAAAGAAAACAAAAATAGGATTTGTTTTTAACACCGACCCACATTACAAGGGGGGCGAGCATTGGATTTCATTGTTTATCAATGTAAAGACGGCGGAAATATTCTTTTTTGATAGCGCGGGAGATAAAATATTATCCCGAATTCAGAAATTTATAGACAGAGTGAAAGAAGAGGGGAAGAAATTGAATCCCCCCATATTTTTTGAGTTTGACCAGAATGGCCCGTTCAATCACCAAAAAACAACCACGGAATGCGGAATGTATTCGTTATATTTTATTATCAATATGCTCAGAGATAAAACAAACAAAAAATTATTGAAGACTCAGAGAGTTCCGGATTCTTTAATGACAAATTATAGGAAAGTTTATTTTAATTAATTATGGAAGGAAGAATAAAAAAAAAAGTAAGTTATTCTCCCGAAACAAAATTTGGTATATCAAATAAAAAATCAACCACTTCATTTGACATGCATGGAAATATTATTCGGCCAATTATAGTAAATGATAAATATTTTTTTAGACATGATAAATTTTTAAATATATTTTAATACTATGAGTTGGAAAACAAAAATAAATTCAATGAATCCAATGCATAAAAAGCAAGAAGATGTTTTCACCCCACCTGAATTTAAACATTATAATATAGAACCACAATACAGATATTATACAAAAGACCCTCAAAATTTGAATCCTTATATTAATTCTAATAAACCAGATGAGCTTAACTCAACATTTAATGCATCAAGTAAACCATCTAGAGGCAAAAATCCAAATGGGAATACATTTGATATTAATACTCGCACTCAATTAACATTAAATAATGGTACAATTATAACAGGAAATTTTGAAAATAATAACGGCGACTATTGGACAATTGGTTCGTATAATATTAAATATCCTGATGGACGTATAGAAAGTCAATTTTATTCACCCAATTCTCAAAATACTTTGGGAATTTCTGGAAATGATATTAGAAACATAGAAACACTTACAAGTGGAGGCAAATCTTGTAGACGCAAATCTCGTAGACGCAAATCTCGTAAATTTAGGCGTTCCAGAAGATTTTAATATAATTATATATTATGTTACTTGGAGGAATGAGTGGAGTAATGACAGAAATATCCGATATGTTACCAGAGGATGCATTTAGTCAATTTATGGAAAATGCAGAAATTTTTGGCAACCCAATAAAAGGTGCATTTGGTTATGGTTTACGATGTAAATATACAG